TACCAAATCCGACAGCCTGATAAGTGAAATTTCTATCAATCGAAGCATTTGATGAATTTTTAAAATGAACAGTAAAACCTGTTCCCGATACGTTAGTAACTTCAAAATAGTCACCTGATGCAAAAGTTCCAACGGGTTGAATGGCAACAGAGGGAAGATTACTATTTACACCACCTATACCAGCAGTTCCAGTAAAAAAGGCATGGTCAAATGTAATAGATTTTGCCCCTGCCCCAGATGCAATCGATGCTGTACTTTGTTCTGTTCTTCTTTGAAGTGAAGCTGTATAACCTAACTGAAATACTCTTATATCTTGGTCAGGATCATTACTTGTTAAATTAACTTTAAATTTAAAACCTCTACCTTTATAAGTTCCATTTGCAAATGTTTGGAACGCACTATAGGTAGGAGATCCAGTAGACGGATCGTTTTGAGTAACTGCAACTAACATCTCAGCATTAACCTTAGTAGCTGTTGCTCCATCAAAATCTACTCTTGCATCTATATCTGAAATTGAATCAAATAAATCTGATGGGAAAAATGCTTCTGTTAAAAAATGACGTTTTAAATCTAGACTAAATACACCACCTAAATCTAAGAAAGATGTTCCTGGAGATCCTCCAAATTCATATGTACCTAATGGAGCAATGCCTCCAATATCATCTATAGAATTTTCATTATCAAAATTAGTAATTGCATCAAATAAACCCGTACCAGTTAAATTCAAAGAATTTGTTGTTGCATCGACAGCTACATTAGTTTTTACACCTTGAAACTTTGGAACGTCTAAATCTTCTCTTCTTGTAAGTGCAATAAGCGGTGCAAGATTATCAGGTAAATCTATTACAACACTTGTTTCTCCTGCACTAAATCTACCACCATCATCTTGAAATTTTAAAATATATTCTCCTTCAAGATAGGGAACTTCCGCAGTTGTAGTATTTCCTGCTAATGCTTCAATAAGGTCAGTAGCATTAGAAAAAGTTCCTGTTCCATCAGTTTTTGTCGAATGTCTTACATAAACTCGACCACCATGAGTAACGTCTAAATCAGTAGATAGATTCCAACGTAGTCTTACGAGCTTATCACTTATAGGTTCTGCGGTTAGACCAGTAACATCTCCTGGAACTGCACTTTTTCCTACAGCAATATGTGTAAAAGTTGTTGGGTTTGCTGAAGATTCAAGATTTGAACCAACACTGACCAATTCAAAATTATAGGTACCTTCTAAAGAATCCAGTATTTGAAATTCTGGTGTTAATGATCTTAAAGTTTTAAAATTACCATTATCTACTTGATATTTTAATTCATAATGAATGGCTCTTGAAACAGGATTGAAATCTATATTCAGTCTTGTTCTTGCTCTATTACCTTCTGTAAAAAATTCTTCAACAACATTAGGAGCAGAAGGAGCAGGAACAGGTTCGTTTAATACTGTTATATTTCTAACAGGTAGTGCAGATCCATCTTCTATGAATGCAAACTTTCCTGAGTTATAGGCCGTTCCAACAATCACATAATTATCTTTATCTTCAGTTACACTTACGACTCTCCATTGAGTAGTCTGTAGGGTTGTATTTTCAAGTATCCAAATACTGTTTCTATTAGGAGCAGAGGAAAAAGCAGATGATACTGTAATTACAGCACCAGAAATACTACTTACATCTCGTTTCTCTACAGTGCCGTTAGGCATAACAACACTTATTGTTGCGTTATTTGTAGCATCTAGATCGGTGTCTGCTGTGTTATCAACAGTAATTGTTGTAGTTGTAGCCGAGCTAATACGACCACCTCTTCTTAATCCTGCCCTTACTGGATCGCTTACTTCAATTACTTGCCCTGGTCTGACAACTACACCCTCGCTTATGCCAGTAGTAAAACTAATAGTTTCAGTTGAATTTTGCTCTTCAAACAATATAAATCTGCCTAATCTCCTAGCTTGATTCCTAGATGTACAGCCAAAACCTGTTATCTTTTTATGAATAATTCCATATTTATTTTTAGCAGCAGTATCTTCAACAGTTTCAAAATCTGGTTCTTGATTAGTCATGTCAAAGTAAGATACAGATACAACAGTTGATCTTGTTTTTAAACTTGTACCAGAATATATAAATCCTTCAGAAGTAACGTTTGATAAGTTGAATAAATAACTAGCATCTGTAGGTCTATCTTGAGTAAGAGTTAAAGATCCTGCACCCCAAAATGTCATAGCTCTCATTACAGAACTAAGAGCCATTACTGTTTTAAAAGCATCTGCTCTTCGATTTAGGACAACATTGCAACTAAATCTAGGTTCTTGACCTCCTTGACCATCATCGACTAATGCAGAGGCATAGACAGAAGCACTATAAAAAGAATATTTATCTAATTGAGTTTCAGTAATATGTTCCCCTAGTCCATATCTACTATTTGTTATAAGGTCAAACAAAATCCAAGCAGGATCAGTTGTCCAATGTGTAGTTGTAGTAAGCGTTCCATTAAAAGTACCACTATAAATTAGTCTTCCATTTGTCTGATCCACAGTTGCATTATGAGGAATCTTAACTTTTACTCCACGAATCCTGTATAAACGTCTTGGAATACTAGGAAACTGCTCTGCATCAAAACGCAAATAAGTATGAGCTACATTAGGATATGGTCTTTGTTCATCTATTATCTTTGTAAAAGATGACCACCTAAACGTATCTGTTATTCTTTCGCTTGTGCTATCAGCAGAGTCTCTACCAACTGTTATTGAAATTGGAAAAACTGTACCTTGTCTTAAAGTAATTTTAAAATCTCTAGAATATGCACCTCTTGATTTACCCCTAACACTAAAAGCAGACGTTGGTACTGTAAGTAAATTTAAAAATCCACCAGGGCCAGTACCAGTAATTTGATTTTTATCAAAACGGGTTGTTCTTCCATTATTTTCAGTAATTAATATAAATACATCAACTGTGGTTCCTAAATTTTTGCCATCTTTTTCATTAATATTAACAAGAGCATCAAAACGTATTGTGACTCTAACTTCATCAATATTAGATTCGGTTATCGTTCTAGTTACTGGTGCTGCATTAGTTACTGGAGCATTTACACTAACTTCTGTTTCTATATCACTAACAACAGGTATTGAAGTTTGATTTGCCGTTCCAAAACGAGTTTTAAATAATACTCTTTGAAAGTTAAAATCAGCATCCGTTATATTACTTGAATTTGCTGTTGATTTTACGATAGGTGTTTTGTCTAAAAACACATCTTTTAAAGAGGCTTTATTGTAAGCATCAGTTCCTTGAGTAAGTCCTGCTGCCGAAGGAAAACCTTCAATTTCTCCTTCACTTAGAACTTCTACAATATTTACTGCTTGTCTACTTTGTACTGAGCCAAAACTTATAGTGGCAGTACCACCTCCACCTCCAAACCATTTAAATGGGTTTAGTTGAATTTCTTTTGGCCCTGCTCCAAAATCAACTCCAGGTATTTTAAACATTATGTTCCTCCTGAGAAGTCCTCTGTATCAATTCCTGCTGATACAATTATAGATCCAGTAAAAACTTCGCCATAAACTACTGGAATTGCACTTCCAGCATTTATGGTATTTAAAATTCCATTAAAATTAAAACTATTTGGATCGTCAAAATTTGTATCCTCTGGTGCAGGAGTTAACATTTGTGCTGCTCCCGATAATGCAAAATATAAACCTAAATTTCCTAACGCAACAGTTAAAGCACTCGCTCCTGCTGATCCTGCAACAAAACCAGTTGTAGTTAATGCTGGTGCTGCACCAGGCAAGAAAATAGCTGTTCCTATGAGAACTGCCCCTAATAAAAATCTTCCAAGGCCTCTTCTAGCACCAACAGCCACAGGTACTATTTTTATTTCTTGTTGACCGACAGGTACATCCAATTCTTTTTCATTTATTTCATATTCTCCAACTTTTATACAATAATTTTGCTCTATCATGTGCGATTGCAAAGCAGGAAAATTTGCTGTTAAAAATCTAATAGCATCTATTGTGGAATTTATTTCAGCTTCAAAAGTACGTTGTCCTAAAAAGCGAGCTAGTCTGCCGTAAACTTTTATTTTACTGAGCATAGCGATACCTCTTCTTTGTACATTCTAT